TCAATGAGGACGCTTGCGCGGGGGACAAACTAAGTGGAAGCGGTGGTGGCACGTCATCCCCAAGATAAGACAACACACACTCTGTCACAACACCCCACGCGTCGGACCTCGGCACATCGGGTTTATGCGCAACTGCCCGAAGGATTATGCTATACACATCACTCTGCTGATGAGGATCGTGTGACTCGGTGCGCCGGGGGGGGGGGAAAACGCACTCACCATTGCGAACGAATGTGTTCAAAACCCCCTTACGTGATGGTACCTCTGGCGCTGACTTCGCCCTTACACCAGCCCGATACAATGAGCTCGGCAGCGGTGCTGGCCACACTCTCGGAGTTGGCCGTTGCTGAGGCATAGGAAGGGGGCGATTTCGCGCATGCCCCAAGACCGGTGGGAGATCGCGCAACAACTTCTGAGTGGCAGTAAGGCAGGGGAAAGGCTCCTCCACAGGCGCGGCGGTGCTAGCAGCGTGCGTTCCAGGCTTATAAGCCTTCCGGAAAAGCACCTTCGGCGGTGCTTGTACTACAACAGGCGTCTTCGACATTGGCAACACCATCCCCACCTGACGCCTGAGTTGCTGGCTCAACGAGCCAGCCATGCCGTACTTCTCAGGCATGGAAGACGAATTGGAACTTTCCTCCACGCCCGATGCCTCACTCCACTCATCGGCATCTCGACGGCAACGCAATTGCCCACCCGCCGGCCTCTTCTTCTTCAATGTCCACTCCAAACGCCCCGTAAGGGCACTAACCTGCTGCACGCGAACAGCCCCCGGCTTCTCCATCGAGGCTGCGGCATGCTTCTTTTCTCGCCGAGCCTTACGACTGCGCCCTGTGCGACCACCCGGACCAGGATTGGTCTCCACCCCCACCAGATCCGAACCCGCCAGTTTCTTCCGAGGGAGAGCAGTCGCGCAAACACGCAACTTTGCTGGAACACATGCGGCTGCAGACAGCGACGAGGTGGGTGCTAGAACCGAGGCGGGTACTAAGACCGGACTCTCAGCAGTGGGGGAGAGAGCTTCGCTCTTGCCCTCCGCCTTCGGGATTTCCCGCGTGCCGCGACCATGCGGCAAACAGCGCTCGGGCAAGGACAGTGCCACCGAATCAGGCACTCTGTCCCCCGAGGCAACAAACACACACCAGCTTGTGGGCGAACTGTGAGTGCTCGTCGGGTAATTATACTCGTACGGAGAATCCTCGGCCACCGTCCCTGGTAAAAAGACCAACGTACTATCAACATCCACACTGGCATAAAACTGGCGCGGCCCCATTGTGGCATCACTTGAACCCGGCTGATAATCCAACATTTTCACCGAGGCAATGTCAAACGAATCGCCATGGCCAGAGTAGACGTGAGGAACATTCAATATATGTTCAGACAGTGTGTCACGCAGCATCTCCGTCGACACCGAAATTGACTCACCGGCTCGCAGGCGCAAGGCTGGTAATCCCCATAAGAAAGAATAATCACCAAATGCCTCACATTGCACTTCCGCCAATGACTGCACGTCCATGCTAAATCCCGCAAAATTCTGCACATCATAATACAAATACTTCGACATAGTCAACGAAGTGTTCATGGTAGCAGAAAACTGGAAGCCTTTATGTGTTTCACGTTGCGGGGCACTCGATGTACCAGAAAAACTGTATTGAGTAACCACCTCAACCACTGGCAATACTGTACTCTCCACTGAGGTAATGCTAACCACATAAACCGAGCCAGGTGAAGTCATACGCTCGGCAGTATCTAGCGAGCGTATATAAAATACAGACTGAGGCAATTGAAAACTAACTGTCGCGCGATCACGTACATTCACCTGCCGGTATCCAGGACGAGTGGTTATAGTGGCCAGCAATTCAGGAGCGGTCATATTTTCCAACTCAGTGGACTCGCTGTCGGGCACAAAGACATAACCTAACACGCCCGTATTAGTGAGCGCCGCAGATGGGGTGATAACCAAACGCAACCCATGCACTTGGTACTTCTCATACAACTCAGCCATTTGGCGGCTGCGACTACCCGCTGGTCCCACAGACATGCGGTACTTCATGAGTACCTGTCCAGGCACTACGGCACTCCCGACGGCCACCCCCATCGCGTGGGTAAGATGACGACGCCCCAAGTGATCATAATGCACTGTGACGCCCGCCGCAACGCCGAGAAAAGATAACAAGGCCCTCCCGACAATCGGGAGCACAAAAGACGCGGCCTTCTTCACGCCACTCCAAACTGTGGCAGCCGCCGCTCGAAATTTACTACGTCGCTGGGGGCGTGGATTAGCCCGGGGCATTATAACCATCGTCGGACGCCTCGTCAATGGAGGCCTGGGCACTCCTCTTGGGTGCCACAAACCCCATTCTCGCATCACATCTAAAGCGTCACGCTGAACCGGCTGCTTTGGCGTCGGTCGGCTTAATGTTGTTCTTCCGGGGTTCTTAACTTTGGTGCGACGTGGACCAGGATTGGACTCAACACCAACCAAATCAACCCCGGCACGCGCTTTACCATGCGCCCCCGATTGCGGTACCTCCTCTAACGGTGGCACCGACTCCTGCCCCCCAAGGCGGGCAGCACGCCGCTGGCGGTTGCGCCGCTGACGTTGACCCTTGGACAGCGGAGCCTCCGCAATCTCACCACGTTCATCCACAGTCAGTGGCCTGTAGTGGCACTGAGGGCAAGGGTCAGAAAGGAGCGGCACGGACTGGCCACACTGCCAACACACGCGTGAGCCACGATAATGAGAGCGAACACGCTCACAATCGCGGCACTCACTACCGCGTATAAAGCCACAGTGGCGCATGCCGCAAATACTGACCTTCTCGACAAAGGGCAGGTATGCACTGTACTCTTCTGGACAATGTCGTACCCGGCTCAATTGCGGGACCGTCTCCCAATGTAGAAAATCTTCAGAAGGCGGCCATGGATATGGGCGCAAGACGCCCACTCTCCGCGCATTTTGTTCTACGCATGCGCACGCGCAGCAAGTTACAGCCTTGCGCTGACGGGATTGTTTTACCTCGTTCACCTGTCCAACGGTTTTGACAGAGGTGGGGAGTATCGTGCTCCCCTGAATAGGTTTATTATTTAAGGTGGCATCTGGACTCGCCGCCGCCGCCAGCTCGCTGACGACTCCGGAACTTTGTATCACCAGAGAACTACTGGTCTGCGCATCAAGCGTAGTCATAGCTTAGATTAACCTCCGGCCAAGGAGGGCGGTATACACCGGCGTGGGCTAAGCCCAACTCGCCCCCCATACTCATGTGGGCACCCGGACCCGGGTAACTTACCCCCAGGTGAAGAAAGAC